TCTTCTATTTCTCCGCCAACACTTGCATATCCAGGGAAAGGCATTGTTACCTTAAACTGGTTGGCTCTTGCGCCACCGCCTGCAAGTTTAGCTTTGAAGTCATTAATGTTTGCCATTTTTTATTTCTCCTCTACTAACCTGCTACTTCGTCAAACGAAACGCCGGTTCTTGTTGCAACGAAAGATAATGTAATAAAGTTGATACTTCTAGCTGGTTTAATAAATATCTCAGCTATAAATTCATTTCTATCAATTACTTCGCCTGTGTTGTTAGTTTCATCACATACTACTAAAAAGTCTGTGATACCTCTTCTGCCTTGTACTTCTCTTAGGAAAGGCTCAACGATATTTCTAAAGTTCGCTCTTGTGAATTCATCATTGAACTCAAACAATTGGAATTTAGAAGCAGTTGAAATTGCCTTCTCTAATACAATAAACAATCTTCTTACGTTTATTCTATCAAAAGCACTTGGAGTTGTTAGACCTGTCTTATCGCCAAACAAGACCGTACCTTGACCTGGGAACGTAGCAACTGGGTTGATACGTGCTGGGTAAAGTTGATCTCTTTGAGCTTTAGTTGGGTTAAACGCTAATTTAACAGCGCCTCTAACAATACCTCTGTTGAATCCAGCTGGTGAAAACCAACTATCTGCAACAGTATCTGTTCTCGCAGAAAGACCTGCCATATCACCATTTAATGGAACAAATCTATATACGTCATTGTATCTGTCGTATGCATATTTGTAACCACTATCAAAAACAACATATGAAGATGATCTGATTGCATTAAAGAATCCGATTACATTTGTCATTTGTGTATTTGAGTTAGTGATATTAACTACATCTGATCTTTGTGGTGAAGCAAATACAACAGCGTCTTTTCTATTCTCTGCAATAGTGATTAGATTGTCAACGTGAGTTGTACTTCCAGAAGGACCCGCCATAATTAAACCAACATCAACTGTTTCAGCATCTGAAAATTTATCGTATGCTGTTAATAGTTGACCATCAGTTACTGTTGATCCTGCTGCGCCACCTGATAAAGATTCAAGTGTAGGAGTATTTACTGCTGTGAAAGTTGTTCCAGTAGCAGCGTTACCCCAATTAGTACCAGAAGTATTGTGGTCCATCCAATAAATATAAGCTGATTTATTGTAGATCACATCTGGGTAATAATTGTTATCGCCTTGTGGAGTTTTAGCGTCACTTGCTTTTGACATACTAGAAAAAGCTTCTAACACTCTTCCTGGTTCGCCTGAAATTACGCCATCTTCATCAACGACTACTACATGGATCTCATCACCTGAACCGCTTCTATTTGCTGTCCATGCTGTAGTTCCAGGAGCTCTATCTACTGAATCGTAATATCTCCATCTTCTTTTGATTTTACTATCGTCTGCAATTACTCTTTTTAATCCGCCCGAACCTCTAGGGTGTTGAACGAATGTTAAAGTTTCGCTTGAAATAGCTGTTATTCTATAAAATTCTCCATCGTCAAAGTCTTCTGTACTTGCTGTTGTAGAAAACTGAATAATATCTCCAACATTAAAATTGTCTCCTTCATCAACTGCGATAGTAGTATTACCTACTGCGTTTGTTGTTGAAGTTGAAGCAACTAATGAAGTTGATATTTCTTCGTAAGCTGAAGCAGACGGACAAGTTGATACTAGTAAACTGTTTCCGTGTACTCCTGCAGTTCTAGCAGCAAATGTACCTACTGAGCCTTGACCTGTAGAGTAATTGTTTGTATAATCATCAGTATTTTTAATCAATATGCTAGAGCCTGAAGCTGTCGCATTTGTTACTGAAGTATTTTGGGCTCGTACAACCCTCAAAGCATTACTATATTGTAAGAAGTTAGCCGCTGTGAAAAAATACTCAAATGTACTTGAGTCAGGTTTCCCAAACGTATCTACTAATTCTTGTTCACTAGAGATTGAAACAATCTCATCAATTGGACCTTTAGCAAACTGACCCGCAAAAGCACCAATACTTGTTGATACTGCTGGAATTATATTTGTTAAGTCTCTTTCTTGTACGAGAACACCTGGTGATACTTGAAATGCCATTGGTTAATTCTCCTCTTTAAATTTAGTTTTATCAAAATTCATAAGTTTTCTTATGTCCATAGTCAAACTTTTTGTCATTGTAGATATTTATAATAACCTTAATCTACAGTTATTGACCCTTTCTTACGACAGGATACCACTTTGTTCCATATTCATCTATTGTGTCTTCATCTGTGATTTCATCAATCCCGTTATCTACAAATCCAAAAGGCGCCATATCTTGTTCCATCAATTTTTGTTGTTCTTCATACATCTGATTTCTAATGTTTGAATCTGATAATTCTTTAAAGTAAGGTTGATTAGATAACCAGCCAAATATAACTAGACACATAATCAAGTCATCATTACACCCCTCTTCTGCCTGCCATGAGTTACCTCTACGAGAAAAAGTGGACATTTCTTCAATTATGTTAAAGTCATTGATTAATAGTTTATCACCCTCCATAAGCGTCTTAAAATTCGCACAACCAACCTTTTTTATCTGTTTTGTCATTCTTATTCCTAATGACGTACCTCTACCTGAGAACATTGCTCCAAGTATTTGACCCGCCCTACCCTTTTGAGTAGTCATCAATATGTTAGGATATTCTAACTCATAGTGCATCGCCTCTGATATAGATTGACCTAAGTCATTGACTTCAACTAGTACATGTGCTTCATTATACGCCTTACAAGTTTGAGCCACTATGTTTGGAAATACAAATGGTTTGACTTCATTGTTTTTATAAGTCGCCACCACTTCATATAATATTTTACCATCTTTATTTTTAGTTACATCTAATATTATAAACGCAGAGTAATCTTTACCTGTACCTCTAGCTACGTCAACACATGCAACATATAATTTATCTTTATCAGGTCTCTTAAACATTCTTAAGCCACCTTTTGATTGAAGTGGGTCTATGTAAACCGTATTCTTAATTTTTGCTGGAGAGATTAATGTATCTACTGAACCTAAAAACTCACACTCAAACTCTTGTGAGAATTGTTCCTCACTTGTGTTTCTAATTGTCTTTTCTTTCCATGCCTGATCTCTTCCTGGTACTTCTGACCAATGTACTTCAATAGGAATATAATCATTGTTCTTATTAACAGCATCTGTCCATATTTTATAAAACTGATTCATACCATGAGGTGTAGATACTATAATTAATTTTGTTTTTGTACCTGAAGAAATTGTAGGATAAACTGAACTAAAGAATTGCTCAGATATATTTGCTGGTACGAAAGCAAACTCATCAAGGAATATAATATTATATGAACCTCCCCGAATAGCACTTGAAGATGTAGCAGCAGCAACTATGGTTGATTTGTTTTCTAATTCAATGTTACCTTTGTTCCAATTGATTACACCTTGTTGTAGCCACTTAGGTAAGTTTTCATATGCGAGCTGTAATCTACCTAATATGTCTCTTGCAGTAGATGATTTGTTAGCAAGTATCGCTATGTTAGAATTTGGATTAAATAAAGCGTAGTGTAAAAGATATGAAATTGTTGTTGTTGACTTACCTGACTGTCTAGGTAGTTTACAAATAGTAAATCTATTTTTATGTATCGTCTCTACAATCTTTTTTTGAAAACCATACATCTTAAAAGGTACAAGACCTTCATCAAGCGATACAATACGAACATAATTTTCCATAAAATATAATGGATCACTTGCACACTTTTGATATTCTAAAATCTCTGCCTCAGTAAACTCAACTGGTGTGTTTACTTTCTTTAGATTAGGGTTTCCTAAATACGCACTATCACTCATCAAATGTAAACCACCCTGTTATTATATATTTTTCATTTGTCATGCTTATTTGTCCTTTGTGAAGATGCGTGGGATACGCTGGCCAAATTATTGTTAAACCTTTTACTGCAGGAGTTATTAATTGTTGATATTTAAATTCTGTTCCACCATCAGGTACGTTATTTAAATATGTCATAAAAGTTAAATATCTTTTACCTGTTAATTTACTACCATTATTTTCAAAATGTGAAACTTTATAACCACCACCAGGTTTATAATATTGTATATTAATATTTTCGTTAATACCATAAGGTGCTACTCTTTCAAAATCAATATATCTACTCTTAAAATTATTTAAACACAATACCAGATGATAATTATAATCAGGTAAATATTTTATCATTTCACTTTCACTCATAGTAATTCGTGTGTCATCTAATTTATCTTTTTCAATTTTATCACCACCACCTACAATACCATTAAATTGTCTATTTGAATTTACTTTGTAATGCTGAATTACATTATCACAAACTTTTTCTGGCATGTACCAACCACCTATAAAACTATCATAAGGAAATAAATGTTCATTCATATACAATTGCCTCTATGTGAGTATAACCTAATTGAACAGCTCTAGTGACTCTCTGACCACCTTTATAAACACTATATTGTTTTTCAATATATGGTTTACCACCTACACCCATTCTTTGTGCTTGATTTATCTTATGTTTAAATACTTCAATTGGTATATCCATAATGTCATTTATCTTATCAACACCTTGATCTAATTTTACATTATATTTTGTATAATGTTTATTATAAGTTAAATCACTTATCTTTAGTATCTGCTTTCTCGGGTGTGATGTTCTTGCCTTCAAAGTTTTCATTTTCTTTTTTACGCTCTACATTTGTTTCAACAGACTTTTTATTTAACATCTTTTGTAATTCAGCTGTTGATCCTACGAACAATGCATTTTTTATATTGGCATTTGCTGTTTTAGGTAACTCTTTTAAATCTTTTAGTTTTTTTTGTAAGTCTTGTAATTTATCTACCGTTTGTCCTACTTGACCTATTAATTGACCAGCGACTTCATAAGCTCTAGGGTGTTGACCTTCTCTCGCAATATCTAATATACCTTCAATCGCTTCTTGTCCTCTTTCAATTAAATTATAATAATTTTCTCTACTATACTTGTAATCATTATCAACATCAGCTTTCTTTTCATCTTCTTTTCTAGGAACAGCTGGTTTAAAATCTTGCTTGACTATTTCTTTACTAGGTTCTGGTTTATCAATACCTAATATCTCGTTTACCTTTTCTTCTAATTTACTCATAATACTATTTATTACACCACATTATAGTTAATTATACATCTAACATTGTGTTTAGGTTGAGCCGCTGTATGCCAATGTTTGCCGTTGAACATAACAACCCTACCTGATTTAGGTGTTACTCTTTTTAATTCTTCTAATTCTTCAAACTTTGGTGTCGTATGAATATCTACAAAGTTATTTTTGTATATTACAGTATCACCATCACTATCGTTCACATAGTATAAGATAACCAGATGATCCTTGTCAGCGTCTATGTGAGGCGCATCTAATCGTCTATCATTTAAATTTAAAGGTAATTGTAGAAATGAACGACCTTGTAAACAGTCTTTTCTTTTAAAGTTTATCTTATCACAAGCGGCATCTAACAACCTTATCATATCATTGTGATATTTGTAAACTATTTTATCTCTTATATAATAATATTGAAATCCAGGTCTTTGTTGTTTATTTTTTTGAGGATTAGTGACATCGGCAACA